ATACTTGCTCTTTATACCGGATAGATAAAAAATATAAAAAATTTTCCACAAAGTCAAGTATTTTTAAAAAATAAAGAAAATTATTAATTTCAACATATTTATAGATAGAATAATAACAAAGAATAAAACTAAAATACAATGGCAGATTTACTAATGAAAATGCCGGTTCCATACGAACCGAAACGTCAGAATAGATTTATAATAAGATTCCCATCTAGTTTAGGAATTAATGAATGGTATGTTATATCAGCATCTAGACCTAAAGCGGATATTAAGGAAGTTGAAATACCGTTTTTAAATACCTCAACATATGTTGCTGGTAGATTTACTTGGCAAACAATTGATGTTAAGTTTAAGGATCCAATTGGTCCATCCGCTTCACAAGCATTAATGGAATGGTTCCGTTTACACGCAGAATCAGTAACAGGTCGTATGGGTTATGCTGCTGGTTATAAAAAAGATGTTGAATTAGAAATGTTGGATCCAACAGGTGTTGTAGTTGAAAAATGGATTCTCCAAGGAACATTCTTAACTAAATTGGATTTTGGTTCATTGGATTATTCTCAAGACGCACTTGCTGATATATCAGCAACATTAAGAATGGATCGTTGTATATTGGTTTACTAATACTATTACAAACTCAAATATAAAAGGTATCGCAAAACGATACCTTTTTTCATTTTAACATAAAATAAAGTTTACATATAATTAAATAATAACTATATTATTTTTATGGAAGATTTTAGAATAGACCCATCAATATCATATGATGTTGTTGAATTACCAAGTAGAGGAATTCACTACAAAAACAATAAAAAATCAGTACGTATTGCGTACCTGACCGCATCAGATGAAAACATACTAGCATCACCAAACCTCATCAATACCAATTTGATGATTACTGAATTATTAAAAAGAAAAGTTTTAGATAAAGATATTTCTGTTGATGATTTGGTTGAAGAAGATAAACAAGCAATTTTAATATTTTTAAGAAACACCGCATTTGGAAGTGAATACACAGTAACATTAACAGATCCAAAAACAGAAAAAGAATTTAAAGTAACTGTAGATTTATCTTCTTTAAATTTTAAAGAATTTAATCTAGTTCCAGATCCAAATGGAGAATACAAATATTTCATGGAAAAAAGTAATGTTGATATTACTTTTAAATTTTTGAATCAAAAACAAGAAAATGAAATAAGAGAACTAAACAATACTTGGAAAGAGGGTGTTGCACCAGTCATAACCAAACAATTAGAAATGATGATTAAATCTGTTAAAGGTAACAGAGATATGATGGCAATACATAACTTCGTACAAAATTTACCCATTAAAGATTCACAAGATTTCAAAAAATTTGTTCAAAAAAATAAACCAGGATTAGATTTAACACGAAAAATAAAAACCCCATCAGGAGAAGAAACAACATTTGATGTTGTTTTTGGGGTCGAATTTTTTCGCCCTTTCTACGGATTATAAAAAAGGTCAATTAGACGAAATACTATTTTTGATTAAAAAGGGATTCACCTATGGTGATATTCTTACTATGCCCACCTACCTAAGGAGGTACTATATTTCATATATAATGGAATTAGAAAGTAAGAAATAAAGTATTTATTTAATATGGCTAATTTAACCAATCAAGAAATTGATAGTATAGTAAGCTCAGTTGATAATGCCGATGACGCATACTCACTAGCAGAATCACGGTGGAGATCTCTTAATCCAAATATGAGGGGAAGTATGCCAAATCATCCATATCTACATCAACGGATCAGCAGACAATTTGGTGGTGGGATTGGAGGTAGACGTGGTTTAGGTTTAGGTTTAGGAGGAACAGTAAGGGGTCTTTTCGGAAGTATTGCTGATACAGGTGCGGAACTTTATGGTGCTCAAATTGGACAACGAACAAATGTGGAAAACACGGACGTACCTTCTGATGTTTTAAAAGCACTTCAGTCATTAAGTAGTATGAAAGGTATCCCATTTAAAGCACTTGGCATTGCTAAAGACCAAATTATCGATCAATATCAACAAGAATCGGAACTGTTAGATCAAATAAATAGTAAAACAACATTAACTGGTACATTATCAAGAGACTTACAAAATGATATAAAGTTAGCATCAATAAATGCTGCTCGATACGGATTTACAATGTCTGAAATTGGAGACATGTATGTTAGTTTAGTTGAAAAGTCTGGTAGATTTTCTCTAATAAATAGAGATACCATGAATATGGCGGTACCCACAGCTAGAGCATTTGGATTATCATTAACAGATATGGCCGAGTCAATGACAGAATTTGAAAAAGTGGGTGTTGGAGCGAAAAACACGATAGCGGCAATCAGAGACGCTGGACTAAGATCAGTTCAAGTGGGTATAAGTGCAAAAAAAACCGCTGAAGATTTACAATTAAATATTGGTAAATTAAATCAATATGGGTTTAAAAATGGTATCCAAGGTTTGGAGAAAATGATTAGATTTTCTAAAGAATTTAGAATTAGTATGGATGAAGTGTTCACTATTGCAGATAAAGTTATGTCACCAGAAGGTGCGATGGAGTTGTCTGCAAATTTACAAGTATTGGGTGGTGCAATTGGTGATTTTAATGATCCATTAAAATTGATGTACATGGCAACTAATAATGTTGAGGGATTGACAGATGCGTTAAAGAATGCTGCGGGAGGTTTAGCAACATACAATTCAGAACAAGGTAGATTTGAAATTACGGGAGTTAATCTAAGAAGAGCACAAGAAATGGCTAAACAACTTGGTATTAATTATAAAGAATTCGCAAATAGTGCCGTGGCTGCCGCAGAAAGAGCACAAGCATCTTCACAATTATTTGCTCAGAATATCAAAGTTGATGATAAACAAATGGAGTTTTTAACAAACATCGCCAGAATGGAAGGTGGTGAAATGAAGATCTCTATACCCCAATCAGTTGCAGATCAGTTAAAAGGTGAATTAAGAGGACAAACCGAAATTGCATTTAGTAAAATAGACCAACAAACTGCAGACGTTCTTTTAAAAAATCAAAAAGCGTTTGAAAAATTAACCACAGAAGAGATGGCTAATCAACAATTGACCGTGACACAACAGATGTCTAGGGATATTGCTGTAGTAGCATCTTATTACAAATATAAAGCGGTAAGAGAAATAAATGAAAGTGATTTTGCTGATATGTTAAAAAATGCTGGTATAACGGAAAAACCCGCAGAGTGGAGAGCAAAAACGTTAGATAATTTAATGAAAAATGTGGCGGAGTATAAGGTTGGGGAACCCGAACCAAGTAATCTTAAACAGGAATATTTGACTGGACAATCATCAACAACCACAACGTCAAGTAAAACAGAAGTTACGGAAAATATAACTTACACATTTAAATCTGACCCAGATAGTGATAGAACCAGAAGAATTTGGGAAGAGGAACTTAATAAAAACCCAAGAGATTTCACAAAATTTAAATAGTAAAAATTTACTTTGGACCTATTTATTGTAAATAACAAATAATGCCAAGTTATACAGGTTTTAATGATATTATACGTAGATACCCAGATGGTGCGCTAGTTAGTATTAATAACTATAGGAAGTTTATATTAGGTAAAACCTTAAAAAGTGTATACTACTCATCAAGTGATGTAAATCCCACAAATTTTACTGAAGAATCTTATACATATAAGAATTTATCTGATTTCTCCAATGTGGATCTAGATAATGTTGACACCAATAGAAAAGAAGATCTATATGGTATTAATTCACCAACAACGAAAAACACATACAAACCAGAACAATTCTTTATAAGAGAAGAGATTGATACCCTACCAAGAAGAGCAAATTTAAATTTATACCCATATTTTACACAAGGTAACTACAATTTAATCGGAATTATGTCTAATGAGAATTATGACTCAGAATCCGAATTAATGAAGTTCGCCGCTAGTAATATCCGTAATAACACGGAAGGACCTGTATTCTCTAGAATATCACAAAATTTAAAAGCAGCCACAATTGGTAGAGTAAGATTAATAGACGCTTTAGAAGGTAATATTGCTACCGCAACTAACATACTAACAGGTAAAGAACCGTTAGTAGAACTAAATAATAAAATAACAGTAGCTTCAAGTCTTGCGGGAAAGGGTATTGATTTTTTACAAACTGTTTCTGGTATTGAATTTCCATTTTCAGAGATACCTGGGGACTATTTAACAAACCCCAAAAACCCAACTGAAAATAGGCCAGAAGCAAAAACTGAATTTGGCGCAATTGTACAAGATGTTACTGGTGCTTTAGGTTCTTTAATTGGTATACAAAGAAGACCAAAATTATCAAGAAAACCATCCGACCTTTTTATTGAATACATGGGTCAAGGTCAAAAACAAACATTATTTGATTTATTATCATACTCAACGTATGCACCGAACTATACTACAACAGCAAGATCACAACAATCATCTAAAATATTCAATTTTGTAAATCAAGTTGGTCAAGGAGTTAATAAATTACTTGGTTTAGAAGCACCAGCTGGAAGAGCATACATAGGTGATGACAGAGCTGAGGATGTAAAAACGGCAATGAATGACTTTAACGACAGACCAGTTAAAAGTCCATTTTATTTAAGTTTAATGTTTGATTCCGTACAAGCGGTCTTATTTCAAAGAACAAAAAACATTACTGATGGTGGATCAATTGGATCACAGTTATCTTGGATTAGTAAAAACTCAAAAAACAAATTAGGTACTAATAATCAAAACTATGCAGATCAAAGTGGTAAATTAGAAGATTCCCTATCTAATAATTTTAGTTTTAGACAAGATTCCATTTTAGGTTACACACAAGAAATATTGGACACCATGCCAACAAATGGTGGCGACGCAAGATCTCATATTGCAAATGTTATTGACCAAACAAGTAGAATTTTTAAAGAAGGTGACGTTTATATGTCAAGAGGTTCTGCAATACAGTATGTTAATAAATTTGGTGAACAGAGTGGAATGGAGTATTGTAGAACTTGGACAAAAGATAGACCCTATTTTACATATTCGGACACTATGAAAAAAGGTACGAATATTAGAAAATATACAGGTAGTGTTATGACCAATCCTTGGAACTTGAATATTGCACCGATGTCTTCAGGTAAAAAAGATTTTGGTCCAGATAGTAATATTGTTGAGGGTTATCCATTTGGTGCTGATAAAGATGGTAGAAGTTTTTATGCTAAAAAATACATGTTTTCCATTGAAAATTTGGCATGGAAAACATCAAATACACCTGGGTTCACCGTTTTAGATTTACCCTATTGTGAAAGAGGTCCTAATGGTGGTAGAATTATGTGGTTTCCACCATATGGTTTACAAATTAATGAAAGTGTCCAAACAAAATGGGAGGAGAATACTTTTATTGGAAGACCAGAACCAATATACACTTACATCAACACAAATAGAACTGGACAATTAAGTTTTAAAATTGTTGTCGATCATCCAAGTATATTAAATTTACTTGTTAGAGAACATTTTAAAAATATGTCAGATGAAGAAGCCGATAATTACATAAACGCATTTTTCGCGGGATGTGAAGATTTAGATTTTTATGACTTAATAAGAAAATATTCAACTCTAAGTAAAGATGATATTGATCTTATAATATCTTTTTTAGAAGAAGGAAAAGGTGATAATAATGGTGAACCACTTAAAAAACGTAAAAGAGTCTTAACACCACCAGTAGAAGATAATCCTGGTACAACAACGGTAATAGATCCCGGACCAGTTGAACCAATACAACCAAAAGAACCTGGTATTGAAAGTGAAACCAAATCATTTACATGGAAATTTAATTATGACGACAACTGGCCAAAACCAGAATCTGGTATTGTTAGTGGTGAGAGATTTGATACATTGTATGAGAAATATTTGAAACAAAAACCGGTCTACATTAAACAATTAGGATCTGATATAACTCAGTTATTTAATGATAATAGTGCGGAAGGAAAAAGAGATAAAATAAAATTACTAGGAACAAGTAAACCAACAGATTCAGTTACCACAATTAAAAACTATCAGGTTAATAAATTAACTAAATATTTTGATGATTTAACAACTAGATATTCTGAATTTACAGGACAAACAGAAACAATTAAAGAATTAATTAGTGGTAAAACTGTACAAAATATTAAGTTAACAATCAGATCAACAGCATCTGCGTTAGGTAAAAGATTAAATAATAGAAAATTATCATTAAGAAGATCAAATAGTGTAGTTACTGAATTTTTTAAAAGAATATCAAAAGACGGAAATACAGTACCATCATTG